ACTTACTGATTGTACACGACCTATTTCTGAACCATAAGCAAAAACTTCAGCACCTGATCCATTTGTATCATCTACTGTAACTGTAGGTAAAGAAGTATAGTTATTTCCGCCGTAAATAATTCTTATATCAGTTACATCACCAACACCTGTTCCACTTTCTTGTACAACTTTATTTCCTGTGTATGGATCACCTCGTGTTGTTTCATCTTCTAAAACAATATGATCGTCAACCGTTGAAGTTGATTCTTCTTGTGTAAATCCTCCATTAACAACTGAAACTTTTGCTTGAGCAGAACCACCGCCTGTATCAGTATTTGTAAATACAATATCATCACCAATTTCATAACCTGTTCCACCGTCATCAATTACAAATTCTGTAATACTACCACGACCTACGTTTCCTACTTGTATAATTGTTCCTTGACCACCGCCTGTTACAGTAATGTCTTCACCTTCAGTATATAAAGTTCCGTCATTTGTTATTGTTCTTGTAGATGGAATACCTGTTACAGTTGCTTTGATAAAAATATCATCATCATCTGTTGCTGTTCCTTTAATAACTTCACTGGTTTGAAAAGAACCTAAAATAGAATCTTCATTTAAAATAAATTCAGTTACTTCATTGGCACCTATTTGAAATCTAAAAACATTTTCTACAATAGCAGTCGCACCAGAAGTTTCACCAGTAATTGTTCTACCTACTAAATCTCCAGTATTTCCTACTGTACCTATTGCTCTTAAAATTTTTTTAGTATCCCATTTACCATCGGATGCTCTTAAAATATTTTCTCTAGGATAAATTGTTTCTGAATCTTCATTAAATAATAATCTAAAAAATAATTCGTGTCCTCTGGATGTACCTTTAGCACGATAAAGTGATTTTATATTTTTAATAAGTTTTCTTTTATCTACTGAACCATCTAAATTTTCAGGTATAGAATTTAAAAACTCATTTCTAAACTTTGTTAAGAAGTGAGAAATAACTTTGTCAGGATCTCTAAACTCTAATAATTGTTGTATAGTATGAACTGGATTTGGACGATAACTATTAATTACGGCACTTGCGTTAGAAGAACTACCGAGGATAGTTTCACCATTTATAAATTTATTTTGAGCAGATATGAATAAACGATTATTGTCTAAATCTTCAGCAATAATAGTTGCGGTTGCGTTTGAAGTTTGACCTGTTACAGTTTCGCCTCGTGTAAATTTGCCAAAGGCAGAACTTTCTAATAATATTTTATCACCAGCATCCTCTTGTGTTTTTTCAGACGTTAACTTTGAACCATCTAATATTAACTCATTTGTTTGTGCTGTTTCTGTTTCTAATAAAATACCATCAGTCGTTTGAACTGAAGTCACACCTAATTCGGCAGACTCCATAAAGGTGTAATAAGTTTTTAGAAATTGTAAAAATTTAGGATGTTGCTCAACAACAAAGCCAGGAGCCTGACTATTAATCAGATTGGATATTTTATCCGTAAACTTTGCCATTTTTAAACGTAACTAGGTGTTGTTGTGTATCCTACACCAGCGTCAGCAGAACCACCTACAAAGGTGTCAGCTGTAACTGTAATGTTAGAATTTGCTGTATCTATTTCTAAAATCTGATCTCTTACAGGAACAATATCATTTGAAGCTGGTTCTACAGTTACCTCTATAACAGTAGAGGAAGCACCTCTTATATTTTCTACATTAGAAATATTTAACGAGTTAACTGTAATTTGTCCTGTTGTATAATTAACTGTGCCTTGTGTATTGTTTACATATGTTCTTACTGTACCAGCAAAATAATATCTTCTAATATTTCCTGAACCATCATCATCTAAAAAATAAACATTTGTTGTATCGCCATCTACTTTAAATCCTGAAGTAGAAATTACTCCACCTGTTCCTGATTTATGTCCTGTATGAGGATTGTAAATACCGTTTCTAAAATAAATGTCATATCTAGTAGATGAATTTAAAGTAGGAGTAAAAGTTTTTCTAATTTTTAATGTTGTAACATTTGATAATAAAGACGTATCAGTATCATCAATTTCTTTTATAACTTTTGAATGTCTAAACACATTATCAAATCTTTGTAATGTGGAAGTATTGTAGTTATCTAAAGTTGTAATGATTTCTGATTTTAATGTGTCTGCCGTTTTCGTTGTTGATTTTTCATCATATTTGGCATTGACTGTTAAAAGTATTTTTGTAATTTCTGGATCAACTATTTCAGGTCTTACTGAAGCAACATTGTATTTTTGTAATTGAGTTACAATATCTTGTTTAGTTGTTTCTGTAAGTGTAGAACCTGAAGCAGGATAAATGGCAATCTTAACTGTACCATATACGGCAGTTTCATCATCTTCGCCGCCCCACGCAGAAACAGATTGAGCATTAGGATAAAGTGATTGTACTAAAGTTTCATAATCGCCAGTTGTAACTGCTCTGTCTTGTGCTGAATATTGTTGCGGTGCGTTGTATCGTATTGATTCTTTTGTTTGTGGTTCAGCACCACCTTGAGCAGACGAATTAGTTGTAATTAAAACATCTGAAAAACCATCTATTGTTCCTGACAATGTAAAAGATGAGGCACCGTTTGCCGCTTCTTTATTTGTAACAATGTATTCTAAAATAACAATGTTACCGTCTTCAACATTTTTTCCTAATACATTATCACCAAAATAAACTTCAAATTTTTCTTCATCACTTTCTTGTAAGAAATAAACTTTACTTGTTGAATCAATTGATGTTAAACCAGTAACTTTAGTATAAGTTGATGTCGTTGTATCAGAAGCAGAATTTTGTACTTTAACTTTTAGTGTAGTTGTATCTGCTAATTCACTTGGTATAATAAATCTTTGGTCAGGATCAGAACTATCAACTGTGTATCTATATGTAACTAAAGTACCTTCATAAATTGAAACATTTGAAAAATTATAAACACCATCAACAGGTGTAATTGTAATATCAGCGTTTGTAATAAATTGATAAGATGTACCTTCAACAGTAGAAGTAAAAATTGTACCTTTATCCATTGTTATCGAAGCGCCTGTACCATTATTAATTCTAACATCAATATTAGCAACTGGTGCTTTTGCTGAAGAAGGTGTATAACCTAACATCTTAGCAAGTGAAACAATATTTTTTCTTATGTCTGCTGAATCAAGGTACATTTCATTTGCCAACATATTGGCATTGAAACCTAGGTAATGAGTATTGTAAGCAAGTAAATCTAACAATACTGAAAATCCTGATCCCTCAAAATTATAGTCTGAAAATTCTGGTTGATTTTGTAAAAATGTTTTTAGATTTGTTTTTATACTATCAAAATCTAAATCTGATACGTCTAATTTATTACTTGCCATTTTATCTTAATCTTTCTAAAAAAGTTTCTACAGTTACTGGTTCAGGTGAACCAACTACATAAAAACTAATTCTTAAATTGTAAGCGTTTCTATCTAAATCTGGTCGAGCAAGTATTTGTGTTATATTTGCTCTTGGTTCAAAATTTTTTAAAACTTCGCCCACTTGTCTTTGTAAATTTAAAGCAGTTAATGGTGTAACTGGTTCAAATAACATAGAACGAACATTTCCACCAATCTCTGGATGAAATGGTCTTTCAAAGTGATTAGTTTGAATTAAATTTCTAACACTTCGTTTTACTGCCTCAACATCTGTTAATTTATTTACATCACTTGTTGTTATATTACGACCAAAGTCTAAATCTAAATCTTTATAGATTCTACTAGCTCTTTTACTATTATTTGTGTTTGAAGCGTCAAAGTTTGCCATAACACTAATATTTATACACTATCCAATAGAGATATTTGATGAACCTGTAATCATAGCACCACTATCGGCACTATCTCCTACTCTTCCAACAGCAATACCGTTTATCTTTACTGTTGATGAACCAGCGTTTAAAAATCTAACGTGAGGTGGACAAGGTGGATTAGGTGGTGCTGGGTGTGATACCGTAGGTGCGCCTACAACAATGATATTAATGCCATTTGCTTTTACAGTATCATTTGTATTTGAAGAGGCAATAGTTGTTACTGCTGTACAACCGTGTCCTGTACTTAAACTGTCACCAACTCTACAAACAGCAGGCATTATTTACCTTGTCTATTATAAAATTTAAATGATCTTTTACGGTGTTTGTTCATTGAACTCATTTTAACACCTTTTCTATTTCCTTGTGAAGTTTTTTTAGGTGTTCTAACGTGTTTTATCTGTTCTTTAACTTTTGCCATCTTTTTTAAGCTCCATTGAACGATTCATAATCGCCGGCGTCATATTTTACCTCATTCTCGTCAAAACCATCTTTTTCTTTGTGACGGCAGTTGCCACAACATTCAATTTTGTATTTTTCACCAAATTCGTTGACTACTTCTTGTTTACACTTGCCTCCACAATGGCAATCGTGTCCACAATTTTGACAATTAGACATAAATTTCCTTTTTTGACAATATTTATTAAAATTTACAAGAAACTTGGGCGGATGTTGTTCGATTTTCTATCAAATTTTTAATTTTGTCTTTTGATTTGTTATTTTTTTCGTCTGATTCGTTTTTTTTCTTTGATTCTAACTCAATTTTAGGCAAAAATTTACATTCCTCTACTTTTTTTACACAGGAAGAGAACAAAATAAGAACAAATACACTAAAAAGTGTAATTTTTAACGATTTTTTTGACATTTTTTTGAATTTTTTGCTTTACAATCGCATTTATTTAGTGTATATTAATTATATAACAATGAAAAACAAAGGAAAAAACACTATGACTAACTTTTTTGCGATAACAACTATTTTATCAGCAATTTTGGCTGTTGGTTCAATCGAAGATTGTGCTGGGGCTTGTATCGGTAATGAAAATTGGACAGCATTTTTTATTTGCTTGACAATTATGATTATCTGTGGTATAATGACTATATTAACTATGAAGAAAGGACAATAAACTATGAATATCGAAACATTAAATAAAATGAGTATCACTCAATTAAATAATGTAAAATCTATGATTGATACTTTAATTAAAAATAAAGTTAAAGATGAAATGAAAGTTGGTACTAAAGTTTTTG